TCGCTGAATGTATTCTTTAGACCAGATGTGAATGTAAAATATCTCCATGCAATTCATTTCTTGGCATGGAAACAAGGGTTGAAAACATTGTATTACTGCCGCTCTGAAAAGATTGGTAAGGCTGATAAAGTAGCAAAGAAAATTGAAAGACAAGTAATGCAAGAAATCGACTTAAAACAATTAGCAACAGAAGAAACTGTTTGCATAGCCTGTGAAGGATAGCCATGACCAAGAAATACGATTATAGAATTACAGACGAAAGAACCAGTTTTAAACCATTTAACTATCCTTGGGCTTATAACGCATGGTTAGCTCATGAGCAATCTCATTGGTTGCATACAGAAGTTCCAATGGCTGAAGATGTAAAAGATTGGAAGAATAAACTAACACCATCACAGAAACAATTCCTTACACACATCTTTCGTTTTTTTACACAAGGTGATATAGATGTTGCTGGCGGTTATGTAAAGAATTATCTACCTTATTTTCCACAACCAGAAGTGAGAATGATGTTATTAGGATTTGCAGCTCGAGAAGCACTTCATGTTGCAGCCTATTCACATCTAATTGAGACATTAGGTCTACCTGATACAACCTATAATCAATTCATGGATTATCAACAAATGAAGGATAAACACGATTATGTTACGGACATTAGTTCGAAAAATGGTGACCTTGAAGCAACTGCAAGGCACATCGCCGTATTCTCTGCTTTCACGGAGGGCATGCAGCTTTTTAGTTCTTTTATTATGCTCCTTAATTTTCCTCGTCATGGTATGATGAAAGGTATGGGACAAATTGTAACATGGTCAATCGTTGATGAAACCATGCACACAGAGTCCATGATTAAATTATTTCGAACCTATATAGAAGAAAACAAAGAGATTTGGAACGATGAATTAAAAGGCCAAATTTACACTATTGCAGAAAAGATGGTAGAGCTTGAAGATAGATTTATTGACCTTGCGTTTGAGATGGGTGATATGCCTGAATTAACCGCTTCAGATGTAAAACAATACATTCGATATATTTGCGATAGGCGCTTAATTAGTCTTGGTATGAAAGGTGTTTATAAAGTGAAAAAGAATCCATTACCATGGGTGGAAAATATGATTAATGCTCCAACACATACAAACTTTTTTGAAAATCGTGCTACTGATTACGCCAAAGGCGCATTAAGTGGTGATTGGGAAAATGTTTGGGGTGCAGCTGCCTAATATGAAAAAACTATTACTATTACTACTATTACCATTCACATCTCTGGCGAATCCCATTGATGATAAATGTCCGCAATTTACACCCTATGGTGCACCAGTTCTTGAGCTAAAGAGTTCTGTATATCTTTGCAAAACAAACTATGCCATTCAATATGATACTGGCACCAAAACGGCTGTGTATGTCCTTGAACACATTACAAAGGCTGCAATCACCGGTCCTGCTAAACGCAAGGACGACTTTCGTCCTGACCCGGAGATACCAGTTACAGGCCAATCACAATTAGCCGATTATGCTGGTTTTCCATATGACCGAGGTCATTTGAGTCCAGCTGGTGATAACACACAAAATGAAAAGATTATGTCAGAATCATTCTTTCTATCAAATATGGTTCCACAGGTTCCTAATAACAACCGTGGTATTTGGAAACAATTAGAATCTAATGTTCGAGCCTATGTTAGAAATTTTAATGATGTGTATGTAGTATCTGGTACCATCTATGACAAAGGATTCACAACAATTGGCCTAAATAAGGTTGGTGTTCCAACTCGACTATTTAAAGTCATTGTTGATACTAAAACATCAAAGGCTTCAGCTTATATTTTCCCTAATCAGGCCCTACCGGTTGCTGATTTAGAGAAGTTTAAGGTATCAATCAAAGAAGTAGAAATAGCAACAGGTATTAACTTTAATCCAAAATTACCGGCTAATGCAACAACTTTAGAGATAAACAAATCTTGGTAACAATTGAACAATCTGCTGTCGTTAAAATAAAAAGTCTTTTGGCTGATGAAACTACAGAAGGTTTAAAACTTCGCTTATATGTTTCTGGTGGTGGTTGCTCTGGTTTCCAATATGGTTTTACCTTTGATGAAAATCAGAATGAAGATGATTTTGTAATAGTTGAAGATGGCGTTACTTTATTAGTTGATGCCATGAGTATGCAATATCTCTCGGGAGCTGTTATTGGTTATAAGACCTCTCTCATGGGAGAACAATTTGAAATAAAGAACCCACAGGCACAAAGTAAATGTGGCTGCGGTTCTTCTTTTGCAGTATAATTTTTAAGGAGAAATACAATGTTAGAAACATTATTTTGGGTATTAGTAGGCGCATTAATTGGTTGGCATTTTCCACAACCAGCTTGGGCTGAAGCATTAGTGAAAAAGATTAAAGGTCTTTTCGTAAAGTAATATATGTCATATTCAGCTAAAGTTCTTGACCATTATGAGAACCCACGAAATGTAGGTTCATTTCCTAAAGATGAGCCTGATGTTGGTACCGGGATGGTTGGAGCACCAGCATGCGGAGATGTAATGAAACTTCAAATTAAAGTAGAGGATGGAATTATAACAGATGCAAAATTTAAAACATATGGTTGTGGCTCTGCTATTGCTAGTTCTAGCCTTGTCACCGAGCTCCTCAAGGGCAAAACGCTGGCTGAGGCACAGGCCATCAAAAACACCGATATCGTTGAAGAATTAGCACTCCCGCCAGTAAAGATCCATTGTTCAGTTTTAGCCGAAGATGCAATTAAAGCGGCTATAGCTGATTATCAAAAAAGAATTTAATTCGTGTCAAGTATCAAACATTCTTGTGACGAATGTAACTCCAAATTTATAATCCGATATGACGATAGGGCCTGTGATTCTGACCCGACCTATTGTCCTTTTTGCTCGGGATATTTGAACCTAAATACACTTGATAACAATCAACATGAGGAAGATGGATACGAAGATTGATGTGGACATATAATGGTAAAGCCTTCACACAAGAAATTGCTGAAGACTATTTTGGATTTGTATATTTAATTACTAATACCAAGACTGGTAAAAAATATATTGGTAAAAAGTTTTTGACCAAGGCTGGGTATAAACAAGTCAAGGGAAAAAGACGAAAGATTCGTAAGATATCTGATTGGGAAGAATACTATGGTTCTTCGAAGTACCTGCATGAGGATATTAAAGAGCTTGGAGTGTCAAACTTTACACGAGAAATACTTCATCTCTGTAAGTCTCGCTCTGAATGTGCTTATTTGGAATTAAAAGAACAGATAAATCGTGAAGTGCTGGAATCTGATTCGTTCTATAATGATTGGATACAAGTGCGAGTGCGAAAGGAACATCTGAAATCTATGAGGTAGCTAATGGTATTATTATCAAACCGGACACCAGCTATGTATAATAAAATAATACTCATTTCTAGTAATCCCAACCAAAATAGTTTCATTATTGCCAAAATATGCAAAAAGCCCTAGAAAAAGATATCATCAAGAATATAAAGTCTTGGCAACCAATTATTCGTAATGATTGGTGGATTAAGTTTTCGTTCTATAAAGATAGAGTGCTGTTATTTGTAGTGTCCACAATGACAGGAGAGACCGTGGTACGATACTTTAATGATGAAGATGAAGCATGTGTGTATATCAATTATATTTTGAATCAGGACGCAAAAATGAGACTTTGTAATACATAAATACAACATAATTAATCACTTTCTTTAGAGAGATACCATGGCAATTAGTCAAATAACAGCGAATTCAATTGCAGACGGAACAGTCGTTGCAGCCGAGATAGCTTCCGATGCAGTCACCACAGTAAAAATAGCCGATGCGAATGTTACCACAATCAAAATATTAGACAGAAATGTCACAGCCGCCAAACTAGCAAATACAGCAGTTACCACAGGCACCTACGGTGGTTCTACACAAATTCCAGTCATTACCGTTGACCAACAAGGCCGCTTAACATCAGCAGCCAATACATCATTAGTTGCCGTTTCTAATGGACAACTATCGATTACATCATCAAGTATTAGTGTGATACCAGATGCTCCAGCATCCATTACACCATACAAGATTCTAGGTCAAATTGTGGGTGTAGCCAATACAAATTCAAATGTGTATGTTGTTCCTGCAGCTACAAATACAGTCGTCAATTTAATTTCAATCTGTAACGGAACACCAAGTGCAGTTCTTATTGATTTAGTGGCAAGACCTTCAACTGAAGCAG